GCGCTGGTGTCGACCCGCATCTTCCCCGACGCGATCCCCGAGGACAAGGCGCTGCCCGCCGTGGTGTACAGCACCGAGGCCGCGACGCCGGAGTGGTGTCTGAACGATACGGCCGCAGCGACCGCCTACCGCTTCCGCATCGTCGCCTGGAGCACTACGCGCACCTCGGCCAAGGCCGTCGGCGATGCCATCGTGGCCGCCCTGCTGGCAAACGGCGTGCCCTACGACAACCGCTTTTCCGGTTTCGATGCCGAGATCGGGCAGTTTGCCGATGTCGTCGAAATAACCTGGTGGGATTGACCCGCCGGGCCAGACCAGCTTTCACCAAACCACCCGCCGCCCGGCGGGTTTTTTCATTTAAGGAGCAGCAAAATGGGAACTCCCCTCATCGGGCGCAATGTTCGCGCCGAAGTCTCGAAGACCGAAGGCACGGCCAAGACCGTGACCGCCGTCACCAATGCTAACCCCGGCGTCGCCACCAGCACCGCGCACGCGCTCACGGACGGCACCGTCGGCTATTTCGACGGCGTCTCCGGCATGTCGCAGCTTGAAGGCCAGGCAGCCCGCGTCGATGCACCGGCCGCCAATACATTCGAACTGCAGGGCATCAACACCACGAGCTATCCGGCCTTCACCGCCGGAGAGTTTACCGCCGTGACCGCGTGGTCGACGCTCTCCCGCGCTGCGTCCTACAACATCGGCGGCGGCGATGCCGACAAGATCGACACCACCGTCCTGCTCGATGTCATCAAGCAGGAAGCCAACGGCCTGCTGGCCGCGCAAACGGTCGGCTTCGATCTCAAGCTCGAGACGACAGACGAAGAAGCGCTCGCGCTGGTGCGTGCCGCTGCGCTGTCGCAAGCCTACCTGGTCTTCCGCATCACGCTCTCCGACGGCGCGCAGCGCGTCTTCCGTGGCCAGCCCTCGCTGCCCGGTGAAAACGTCGGCCAGGGCGCGCTCGGCACCGGCTCGTTCAACGTCACGGTCAAGGGCTCCGTGCTCTTCCTGCCGGCGGTTGCCTGATGACGCCCGAGCAACTCGTCGCCGCTGCGCTCGCCCAGCGCAGCGTCTGGATGGATGTGGCGGACGGCAAGCGCGTGCGCGTGCGCCGTCCGTCGGAGCACGACACGCGCGGCCTTCTGCAGCGTGACGCCGACGGCAAGGTTACCGGCATTGCCGCCGACCTGCCCGAGGTCAAGCGCTTCGTCGTCGATTGGGACGGATTCAAGGAGTGCGACTTCACCGCCGCCGGCTCGTCGGATGCCGCGCCGTTCAATACGGAGCTTTGGGGCGTCTGGGTGGAAGACGACCGCGAGGCGCTGAAGAAGGTGGCCGAAGCCATCATCGATGCGGTCATCGCCCACGAAACCCGGCGCGCGGGCATCGAAAAAAACTGATTGCCTGCCTCGATGCGGCCGCCGGCATCGAGGTTGACGGCGAATCGCCGCAGCTCGGCGACGCCGATGTCGAGGCGCTCAAGGTCGTGAGCCTGCTCAAGACCGGCAGCGGCGGCATCGACTGGAACGGCCTGCCGCTGATCGCTGGCTGGATGGGCATCACCGACATCGACGGCCTGATCGAACGGCTCGCCGTGATCCTGCAACACCACCGAAACAAGGAAGACTGACATGGCCATCGCCAAGCTTTCAATCGACCTCGAAACGCGGCTCGCCACGTTCGAGCGCGACCTGAAGCAGATGAGCGCGCTGTCTGAAATGGCCGCAAACAAGATCGGCAGTGCCTTCACCGGCCTGACCGTCATCTTTGCCGGGCTGGCCGGCGCGCTCTCCGTCGGCGCCATCAAGCAGGCCTTCGACAGCTATGTCCAGGGCGCGGCGGCGATGGACGACCTCGCCGAGATCACCGGCAGCACCGTCGAGAAAGTCTCGGCGCTGTCCAATGTGGCCAAGATCAGCGGCACCGACATGGGGCTGCTCGAGGGCGGCATGGTCAAGCTGGCCAAGGCCGTCACGCTGGTCGGCGACGAATCGAGCGATGCCGCCGCCGCCTTCAAGGCGCTGAACCTCGACCCGAAGGAACTCGGCGCGGTCGACACGGCGGACCAGCTCAAGATTGTGGCCGAGCGCCTCGCCGAATACGAGGACGGCGCCGCCAAGACGGCGCTGGCCACGACCCTGCTCGGCAAGTCCGGCGCGCAGCTGCTGCCCTACCTCAAGGATCTGGCCAGCACCGGTGACCTGGTGGCAAAGGTCACCACCGAGCAGGCGGCGCAGGCGGAAGAGTACGAAAAGAACCTCAAGCGCCTGGGCGCCGCGCAGAGCGCCGTGGTCAAGATCATCAGCGCAGAACTGGTGCCTGCAGCAAATGTGCTGGTCAAGACCTTCGTCGACGTGCTGAGCGGCACTGACGGCGTGCGCGGCGCGGCGCGCGGGCTGGCCGAAGACGGCAGCATTCAGAACTGGGCCATCAGCGCCGTGCGCGCCGCCGGCTTCGTCATTGATGCGTTTGACGGCGTTGTGCGCGTGGTGCAGGCCGTCGGTAAAACCATCGGCGCCGCTGCAGCAAGCGCTGCCGCCGTGGCCCAGGGCAGCTTCTCCGGGGCCAAGGCCATCGGCGGCGAGTTGTTATCCGATCTCGACAGCCTGGCGCAGAAGCCGCTCTTCTCGCAGCGCCTCGAAGAAAACATCGCGGCCATGCAGAAGCTCGGCGGCGCCGCCGATGTTACGCGCAAGAAGCTGAACTTCTCCGGCGGGGTAGGTGGTGGCGCGGGCGGCAGGGGAGGCCGTGGCCGTGCAGGTGGCGGCGCCTCCGCCAGCTTCACAGACTACGACCAGCAGCTGGTTCAGAGGATTGCCAGCGCCATCGAGAAAACCGACACGGTCAAGGCCGCCGAACTGGTGCGCCAGCTTGAAAAGCTCGACGAACTGGCTGCCGCAGGTCTCGACCCGGCAATCGTCAAGGCCGTGCGCGACGACCTGACCGGCGCCAGCAAGGCCGCAGCCGACGAAGTGGCACGCCTCAACAGCCTGCTCGACGCCACGCCGACAGCCAAGATCGAGCAGTCGCGTGACGACATGCTGCTGCTGACCAAGGCTCTCACCGAGGGCCGCATCGCCGAAGAGCAATACCTCGAGGCCGTCGCCGCCCGCCTGGACACGGTGTCTAAGAAGACCGAGAAGGTGGTCGGCGAGTTCGACGAATTCACCGAGGCGGCAGCCAAGAACATCGAGAACGCATTAGCAGATTTCCTCTTTGATCCGTTCTCCGAAGGGCTAGACGGCATGGCGAGGAAGTTTGCAGATACGATTCGCAAGATGGCCGCCGATGCCGCGGCCGCGCAAATTGCCAAAGCCCTATTCGGAGGGATGGGTAAAGATGGCGATTGGGGCTGGGTTGGCTCTATCATTAAAGCAGTCGGATTCCATGAAGGCGGGCTTGTCGGGGCGGGCGGCAGTTTTTCGCGCAACGTCCCGGCAGCAGCCTTCTTTAGCGCCAAGCGCTACCACAACGGCGGATTCGCGTCGGACGAGGTGCCTGCCATCCTGCAAAAGGGCGAACTGGTGCTGACCAAAGACCAGCAAAAGGCCACCGCCAACCAGTCCGCCCCGGCTCCAGCCCAGAACATCCGCATCGTCAACGCCTTCGATACCTCAGTCGTCGGTGACTATCTCGGCAGCGCCGCCGGAGAGCGGCTGATACTCAATGCCGTGCAGCGCAATTCGCGAGCCATGCGCCAGGCAATTGCATGAGCCTGTGGCCATTCGTCCCGCTTAACGAGACCATCGAGGTTCTCGAATGGAAAACGGACGTGCTGCGCGCCCGTGCCGGCGAACAGCGCCAGCGCCTGCGCGAGCGTCCGCGCCGGCTGTGGAGCTTCCGCCACTGGCTCGATGCCGATGGACAAGCCACGGCGCGGGCGCTTGTCCGCAGCGCCACGGCGTTCGAGGTCCCGGACTGGACGCAGGTGATATACGGCGGGCCAGTTTCAGCCGGATCTTCCGTATCCGTCACGTTTTCAACATCCGGGTTTGGCCTGGCTGCCGGGCAGAAGGTCGTATTGTGGTCCGGAATCCTCGACAACGAGGTGTGCACCATCGAAAGCGTGTCGCCAACCGGAATCGTCATTCAGTCCGTCGCCACCACGCGCGCCGCCACCGGAATCTATCGCGTCGACGGTGCCCATGCCGCCGTCGAACTGACATTCGATCGGCCAGCAGGCCATCTGCAGATGGCCAGCATTACCTTCGAGGCGGCCGCCGTCGAGCAGCACGCCGCCACCACCTACAGCCAGTATCGCGGGCATGACGTGCTTCCGCTTCCGGCCGTGGTCGGCGCCGGCTCGCTGGCCGAGTCGCTGACATGGCCACGCGAAATCTTCGACAACATGACCGGAATCCCGGCAGTAGAAAGGGTGCGCGACGTCGCCAACGAAAAGTTCACCATGCGCTGGCATGCCATACGCCCGGAAGATGTCGCCGCGCAGCGGGCGTGGATCTGCAGCCGCTACGGGCGCTGGCTGGCCTTCTGGCTGCCGAGTTGGCAGCGCGACCTCACCGCGGCGGCAAATGTCGGGTCATCGGACACGACGCTGCGCGTCTTCGCGCCGAAGGGTGCCACGTCGCTAGGCCGCACCACCTGCGACCTCGAGATTGAAACGACCGGCGCCGTCTATCGCCGGCGTATCACGTCTGCCAGCGCCGGGCCGTCGGTGAGCGGCCGGCCGACCATCGACCTGACGATGGATAGCCCCTTTGGCGTTGCCGTGTCCGTCTCGGCTTTCGGAAAAATCAGCTACCTGCGTTGCGTGCGCTTTGACGCCGACCGTATCGAATTCCTCCACCGCGCCCGCGCCGGCATTGCCGTATCGGTTCTGCATCGAGGTTCCTGTGCCATGACCTATGCCGCCACCGAAGCCGCAGCCCAGTCCGGGCGACCCGTCGAGCTTTACGAGTTTCTCAACGGCACGGCCGCATTCCGGTACACCAGCGCCGATGGCGATGTGTCCTACGGTGGCAACACCTACACCGCCGTGCCGATAGCGCGCGCCGCGATTGAGGCGACGCAGGAAATGTTCAGGGCTGCGCTGAATCTCACCTGCGCGACAGATCTGGCAGTGCTTGACCTATTTCGGTTCACGCCACCAGAGGAAGTCGTGACAATGACGCTGCGCCGCCTCCACCAAGGCGACGGCGAAGCAATCACCATGTGGACTGGCCGCGTTCTCAACGTGACATGGAATAACGCATCTGCCGATCTACACTGCGAAAGCGTTTATGCCTCGCTCAAGCGCAACGGCATGCGCCGTCTGTATCAGCGCCCGTGTCCGCATGTCCTCTACGGCCCTGGCTGCGCGCTAAGTAGAGCGACATGGAAGGCTACGAAAACGGTGGCGTCTGTGTCCGGAGTCGGAATCGTTCTTAATGACATGGGCGCTTACGTAGACGGATACTTTTCCGGCGGCTATCTCGAGTGGGAAAGTTCGACCGGGATTTTTGAGCGGCGCGCGATTCGCGGGCAGACTGGCGGCACGATCACGATCAATTTCCCGGTTCCAGGGCTGGCAGCATCCGCGACCGTCGGAATTTACCCAGGATGCGATCACACGCTGGCGACGTGCGGAACGAAGTTCGCCAACTCGCTTAATTACGGCGGCATTCCTCATTTCACCGGCAAAAACCCGTTCAACGGCGCGACGCTTTACTGAGGTCGAATCATGGACATCGTCTATTACATCGTCGCGCTGATCGTCTCTTCGCTGATCAGTTACGCCCTTGCGCCGAAGCCGCCGACACCGAAGCCGGCATCGATCACGGATTTCGATGTCCCGGTCGCCGAGGAGGGAAGGCCCATCCCAGTGGTATTCGGGACCGTCACATTGACCGGCCCGAACGTGCTCTGGTATGGCGACCTGAAGGCGGTTCCGATCAAGGAAAAGGCAGGGAAGAAATGACGACGGTTAAACACCGCCACTGCCGGGAGATCGGCTACTGCAATCGCGGCTTGCGGGCGTGGTTCGCGCGCGAGGGGCTGGACTGGCAGGCATTCCTGCGGCACGGAATCAATGCCGCAACGCTGCGCGCGCGAGGCCATAACGCAATGGTCGAGCGCGCCATTTCCCGCGCCGAAGGAGATACAAATGGGTAGCGGGAAGAAGATAACCGTTGGCTACAAGTATTACCTTGGCCTGCATTTCGGCTTGTGCCAAGGGCCTGTAGATGCGCTGCTTCGGGTCATCATCGGAGACCGCGACGCCTGGACCGGAGAGCAGACGTCAACCGGCGCTGTGTCGATAAACAAGCCTGACCTGTTCGGGGGGAAAAAGCGTGAAGGCGGCGTGGTCGGAGACCTCAGCGTCCTCATGGGAACGTCCGGGCAAAGCGAAAACAGTTATCTGGCCGCCAAAATCGGGGCGGGCCTCCCCGCTTTTCGCGGCATCCTGACGACTGTCTGGAACGGCGGTCATGTCACATCGAACAATCCTTACTTGAAGCCTTGGGCATTCCGTGTCCGTCGCATCAAGCAGGGATGGACTGGAGGATCATGCTGGTATCCGGGCAAGGCGGAAATCGTCGAATCCGCTACCCTGCCGTACTACGCATCCGGGTGGGAATACAAACAGATCGCTCATCACAGTAACCCGGCAACGTCTAATCTTGAGATTCCGTCTTCTGGATGGACAAGCGGCGCCGGCCCGTTCGGAAGCGGAATCACGGGAGCTCCAGGAGAACTTGTCGACGGTTCGCGCGTGCCAAATTCGCCGTGGGAAATCAAGACGATCTTGTGGGCGCGCACGACGATCCCGCTGAATACAAGCTACTCGCACATCCTGCGCGTCCATGTCGAAAACGGTGCGGTGGTATTCGTCAACGGCGCTGTCGCGGCGACGATCAATTCCAGCAACACGCAAATCACATCGATCCAGGTTGCTGACATCGTCGTGAGCGGCGCATCCGTCTCGATTGCCGTCAAGGCATACGACGAAGAACTTCCAGCCCTTGGCGGGACATTCCTTGCCGTCGAGGTCCTGCGGCTGGAAAACGTGGCGATGAACCCGGCGCACATCATTTATCAGTGCCTAACCGACACGGCATGGGGCATGGGCTACCCGACCGCATCCATCGACGACGCGGCATTCACCGCCGCCGCCGATGCGCTGTATGCCGAAGGCTTTGGCCTGTCTATGGTCTGGAACCAGCAGGATTCCATCGAAAACTTCATCGGCCTGATTCTTGACCACATTGGGGGCTTGCTTTATGTCGTGCCGGATACCGCTAAATTCGCGCTCAAGCTGATCCGCGACGATTACGACATCGGCGACCTGGACGTCTACGGCCCTGACAACTTGATTTCAGTCGAGGATTACCAGCGTCAGGCCTGGGGTGAAACGGTGAACGAAATCACCGTCGTCTACACGGATGGGGCCGCCGGAAAAGAAACCTCCACGACTGTGCAGGACCTGGCCAACGTCCAGATACAATGCGCAGTTGTTGCCCAGACGCGCAATTATCCTGGAATCGTATTCCCTGGACTGGCGCAGCGCGTCGCCATGCGCGACCTGATTGCGGTGTCGACGCCTCTGGCCAAGGTCAGGCTGACGGCAACTCGTGCTGCCTGGCGCGTTTTCCCTGGCGATGTCATCCGGCTTAACTGGCCAGTCCTCGGGATCGATGACATTGTATTCCGCGTGCTCGAGGTCAACCGCGGCACACTGACAGACGGGCAGATCATCATCGATGCCGTCGAGGATATATTCTCGCTGCCTGATGCAACCTATCTCGTTGATCAGGGCTCTACATGGGTAGACCCTGGCAGTGCCCCTGCTGCGGCTCCGGCGAGTGCATTGATGGAGGCGCCATATTGGGACCTCGCTCGCAACCTGTCGCAATCAGACCTGTCTTACGTCGATGCGGCTGACGGACATCTTGTGACCGTTGCCGCGCGTCCGAGCGGTGATGCGTTCAATTACTCGATCTATGCCAAGGTCGGTTCGGCGGATTATGCCGAGGTCGGTGTCGGGGACTTTTGCCCGACGGCGACGATCTCTGGCGCGCTCACGAAAACGACGACAGCCCTGACGCTGACGAGTGGTATCGATCTCGAGTTCGTCGAGGTCGATACCTACGCAGTCATCGGCGGCGAGTATGTGCTGGTGACGGCCATCGACGCCGGGGCCGGGACTGCAACGATTTCACGCGGCGTGCTCGACACTGTCCCGGAGACGCATGCCGCAGGTTCGCGCATCTGGTTTGCCGATGGCAATCTCGGGTACGACCAGACCGAGTATGTGGACGGCGAAGTCCTCGACGTCAAGATTCTGCCGGCGACAGGGCAGGGGACTTTCGACCTGGCACTTGCCACGCCTTCGAGTCTGACATTCGACCAGCGGCAATACCGCCCCTACGCTCCCGGAAAGCTGCGGGTCAACACGGAAGTGTATCCGGAGACAATCGACGGGACTGCGGAATTGGCGCTGTCGTGGCAGCATCGGGACCGCCTGGCACAGACGGCCTACATTGTCGAGCAGGACGATGCCAGCATTGGCCCGGAGGCCGGGACGACCTACAGGATTCGACTCTACGGCGAGGACGATAATCTGTTGCGCACCGTGAGCAGTCTCACAGGGACAAGCTACACCTACGACTCCGCTGACGAACAGTCCGATGCAGGCTTGCCGGTCGGGGAATCAACGCCGTCGCCGCTTGACAATGACGCCGGTTATCCGACTACGACAGCCATGCTGGAATTCAATGGCAGCAACGGCTCGACCACGTTTACGGACTGGATCGGCAACGCCTGGTCCGCCAACGGCAACGCGCAGCTTACGACCACTAGTCCTATCCGTGGAGCGGCATCGCTGCTTCTTGACGGCACGGGGGACTGGATCAGTGCGGTCATTCCAGGAGCCGTCGGAACCGTTGATTTCACGATCGAATGCGAGATCATCGTCACCTCGCTGGCCAGCGACCGCGAAATTTTCTGTATCTCGGATTCAGGCGGAAATCTCAACAATTTCAACATCGTCTTTGAGGTCAAGACCACAGGGGCGCTGCGCGGCTCGATCCAGATAGGCAGCGGAGGAACTACCAATGTCGACATCAGCACGGCAACCAGCCTGATCGCCACGGCTACGCGCTACCATGTGGCGTTCGTCGCGGAAGGCACGACGGCGCGCCTGTATATCGAGGGCGTGCAGCGCGCAAGCGGAACGATTACCGGGACTCGCGTCAACAATCAATCGTATTGCCGCATCGGCTACCTGCAGGCAACGTATCCGCGCTATTTCTACGGAAAGATCGACAATTTCAGGGTGCGCGCCGGCGAGTGCCTCTATCCGGGAGGAACGACATTCACGCCGCCGACCAGCTTCACCACATGGAACCGCCTCTCATACCTGAGCAGCATCACGACGGCGGAGACGAACAACGCCCAAGGCGTCGCATCGGACGGAACCAACCTGTTTTTCTCAAGCAGCGGAACGCTCTACAAGTATACGAAGGCCGGCGTTCTTGTCACGTCGCGCAGCGTGTCCGGTGATACGCCGACAGGGAAGGACCAGATCAACGGCCTGAAGTATCACGATGGCCGGTTGTTTGTCTGTGCCGCCGACTTCTCGACGGTCGGCACATCATGGGTGGTTGAGTACGACCCGTCGACCCTGACATACATACAGCACTGGACGATTACAGGAGATTGGTTCATCGAGGGGCTTGACTACCACAGCGGATATTTCTGGGCTGTGTTTCACGCAAACAAGGTCGTCGCGCAACTGGACGCGACGGATTTTTCCGTGATTGCAACGCACGATTTGTCATTCTACCTGTCCGGGTCGAGCGGCGGTTTCGGGTCAGGGCAGGGCTACGACGGCATCGCCTGGTACGGCGAGCACATATTCTGCAATGTCCACACGATTTACACAGAGGACTTCTGCGATGTGTACGGATGGACAGGATCCGAATTCGTCGAGGTCGCGCGACTGCGCTGGCCGACAACAAAGTCGCATCAGGGAATATGCCTTGACCCGAGCGAAAGCAATATCCTCTGGTTTGCTGAGCGGGCGCCGAGCGGGACGGATGGCATTGCCAAAGTCGAGATTGTCGGAGAAGGTTCGTGGGCGCTGACCAATACGCGACTTAGCGGGAAACTGAGTTTTGAACTGGAGTCAGTCCGCGACGGCGCGGCAAGCTGGCAGCCGCATGCGCATGTGGTGCTGCGGACTGGCTACGGATACAACTACGGCTATTACTATGGAGGCACCTGAAAAATGGCTGCATCGACAGAACCGCGCAGCGGTTTGAAATATGGTTGGTCGCTCGGAGAGAGCGGCTGGAACGCCGACATGGACGCGAACCTTACGGCTGTCGGTCGCTTCGCTTATCACCTGAGCGTCAAGGACCGCGACCTGACAGCGCCGCCAGGGTCGCCGGCATCCGGGGATACCTACATACCGGCCGCCACGGCGACAGGCGCCTGGGCTGGCAAGGAAAAGCAGATCGCTGTCTGGGACGGATCAGCCTGGGTCTTCGGCGTGCCGCGAGAAGGGTGGGTTGCGAGTGTCGACGACGAAGACGTGATGATTCGCTACAACGGCACAGTTTGGTCGACTGGAATCTCATTCGCCGAGCAGGCGCATTCCGACCAGGCAGCGGTGACGCTCGGGAACGCCAACTCCGAGATCGGCGGGTTGACGATCAGCGCCGCTTACAATCAATCCGAAGTCCAGGCGCTGCGCGACAAGTGCGAGGAACTGGCCGACGATGTGCGGGCGCTCTCGACGCTGCTGCACCAGATTCGCACTGATTTGATCGCGTTCGGTGCGATCAAGGGAAGCGCGTAGCCATGAAAACCGATCGCGACCGCATCGAACGACTCGAGGAGCGCGTCAGGAAAAGCCGCGCGCGGCGCCAATGGCTGACCCCGTGAGCGAGATCAAGCGCCGCATCGTCCATGCAGCGCGCGAGGAACGCATGGTCAAACATCCGTATTTTGGAGATGACTGATATGGTGTCCGCGCAACAACTCCAGAAAATCATGCCGTCGGCGACACCGGCGCGCATCGCCAACTTTGTTTGCCCGCTGAATGCGACGATGGACGAATTCGGCATCACGACGCCGAAGCGACAAGCGGCATTCCTCGCGCAGCTTGCGCACGAATCCGGCAGCCTGCGCTACGTGCGGGAGATCGCCAGCGGCGACGCCTATGACAACCGCGCCGACCTCGGCAACACGCGCCCGGATGCCATCGCGCTAGCCATTGCTGCGCGCGCTGGGCTGGCGTAGTGGCCCGGTGAAATCGACGCGGCAGGCGGTCGGGATGGCCTTCCTGCTGGCGCTACGCACCGGAATGCGCGCCGGCGAGCTGTGCTGACTGACATGGGACCGCGTCCACGCTGATCACGTGAGTTTGCCTGTGACGAAAACCCGCCCACGCCTGGTGCCGCTGGAACCGCGCACGCTGCGCCTGGTGGCGTCGATGCGCGGATGGGATGACGTGCTGGTGTTCGGCGTCGGCCGGCAGACGGTCGATGCGCTGTTTCGCCGGGCGCGCGATCGCGCCGGTCTGTCGGGCTTCACTTTCCACGATGCGCGGCACACGGCGGCGACACGGCTGGCCGGGAAGCTGGACGTGCTGACCTTGTGCAAGGTCTTCGGCTGGACGAATCCGGCGCAGGCGATGGCGTATTACAACCCGTCGCCCGGAGAGATTGCGCGGCGCATGCGCTAGATTCCAGACGCGACCGCCCGGTCGATCTCGCCGATCGGAATCATCCCGGCACGGTTGAGGCGCAGCACGCCTGAGCGCACCAGGCGGCGCACTGTCGGGGCCGACAGCCCAAGCATCTCCGCTGCCTGGGCCTGCGTGACATGCGGCGGCCGCGGGTGCGTCTCTGCGTAGAGACGCATGGCGGCGATGGCGATGTCGATCGGGTCGTGGTTGGTCATAATGTGGACAGGATAGGCGGCGGTTTTGAGGTGTTTTCCGGAATAGATGGCGGTTGTGCCGTCTACTTCTAGTT